TTTGTTGACCCTCTCTACCCAGAGGGCGAAATCATGATGGGTTACAAAGGTGGAAACCCAATGGACGGTGGCTACATTTACGCTCCCTACATTCCATTCCAGGCTCTACCAACCATCACTGATCCCGAGACCTTCCAGCCCAGAAAGGGCATCCTTACCCGTTACGGTAAGGTTGCTGTTGCACCAGCTTCTAGATTCTACAGAATCATTAGACTCGTTGGTTCCAACCAGCTACAGGCTCCATTCATCAAGATCTGATCTAGGTGATACCTGAAAGAGAACCCATCCCTTAAAATAAAGGGATGGGTTCTTTTATTTTATAAAAACTCTCTATCTTACTATGAGCTACAAATACAAAAGCACTTGTAGGTTTTCTATGCTCATCCAAGTAGAGGATAAAATCGTGCAGATAAGACCTCTTCAAGAAATAGTTTTTAATAGTGAGGTGGATCACCCCTATTTAAAATTGGTGGATGAAGTTAAGAAGAAGCCTGTGAGAAGAAAAAAGGAGGTAAGAAGTGGCAATAGTAGTAACACCAAAGCTGAGTAGTTTCGGAAATACATTTACGGATACCTACAGTAACCAGATAACTGACGCAGAGCCTCCCTTTCAAGAGGATATCGATTTAGAAAACCTTAACAAGCAGAAGAACTCCGACATAGTAGAGTTCTCCAACTTCGAGGAGCAGATACGAGACTACGCATTGGCTTCTCTAGGACACCCAGTAACGCGAGTAGAGCTAACGGATCAACAGATTAAGATGTGCCTAGATGAGGCTATCACTGAGCTTGAGTATCATGCTCCTCAATTCACAAAACAATTCGCTGCCTTTAAAACTGTCAGTGGATACAATATGTACAAACTTCCTCAATTCATTTTGAGGAACCTTGCTTATGTAACTTACAAGAAAACTCTTCTCTCCATTCAATCGCAGGCTGGGACCTTAGAGTTTGATTTCTTTATCAAGTATTTCCAAGACAACTTCTTATTTGATAACTTTGGTGTGGGTGATTACTACCTACTGCAATCAACCATGGAAACCTTCCGAAGAGTTCTTGGACAAGACGGCGGGTGGGATGTAGTTGACGGAACTTACCTTCAGCTTTATCCTACTCCTGCCGTAGGCGATGTAGCTATCGTTGAATATAGAGGACTTAGTTCCAAGACCATAACCCCCAAGATGAAAAATTGGTTGGGTAGATACACTGCTGTCTGCGCCAAGATGATGCTTGGTCAAGTCAGAAGTAAGTTCAAAGTTGTTCCTGGCCCAGGTGGGGGAGCCAGCTTAAATGGTGATGCGCTATTGCAGGCGGCTGTAATAGAGAAACAAGCTCTAAAGGATGAGCTACTCAATGAGGTTCAAGAGCCTCCCATGTTCACTACAGGCTGATGACAGATCGATTCAAGGTAAGACGCAAGATGCCTAGCCTTCCTAAGTTGGAGGGCCAGACTCCATTATCTTTTTATGATACTGAAAACCCTGATGTCAACCTATTCAATTTAATAGATGATGAAATAATCAGGATCTCAGGATCCTTAGTTAACTATTTCAAAGCATACAATAGTGAGGATCATGATGATGTTTATCTTGAAACCACTGAAAGAACAATTGCCTCAGAACCAATTACCGTTCACGCTCACTACGAGCCTGCTGTCATAGAAGAAATTCTTAATCAGTTTGGCATTCAGATGAACAGTGACCAGCTATTCGTCTTCAATAAGAGCTATATTGAATCTGAAATTGGCAGATCTCCACAGCCAGGAGATGTAATCGAGCCTCATTTCCAAAAATTAAAGTATGAGATAGTGGAGGTTCAGGAAGATAAGTTTGATTTGTATGGCGTTTATCACATGCTATGCACCGCCAAAGTCTACAGAGATTCTGAAAGCACCCTTGATCAGCCTGTAACAGAAAGAATAGAAAATGTCAAGGGTGAGGATCTGGATGTATACTGATGTCAGAGATAATTTTCCCAACTAAAAGCATAAACGAGTATCTAGCCAAGAGCCAAGTTACTGAGGTTGATGTCTCCACTAGAAGAGGCAGAACTTCAAGAGAGCTTTTAAATAACCTCATTTCTGAGATAGAAAAAACTTCTAATTATAAGAATGAATTCTACAAACAAGTTCTCAGAGGGTTTCTTTCTCAGATAAATCTGCACCACTACAACGAGGATGGTGAGATAGTAGATGTGCTACTTCACCACGGTAGGCCCGATAGGGTGACCGCTAAAAAATTCTTTGAGAATAATATAGTGCTTCCTTACTCTACGATCAGCCTTGTGCGTGTAGAGAAAGATGATAAAAAAGGCAGAACCGATGACATGGTTCTGGATTATTCTTGGTGGAATGTTAGCACTAACAGGGCTGAGAGGATTGTGTCTAGACCTGATGTTCCTGTGAAGCTGACCTATGCCCTCAACATATGGACAAAATACATATCTCATATGGAGGCTTTATCCGAGTCTCTTAGGAGAAACTTTAATCCAGCACTCCTATTGAAGCTTCCACAAACTAATCAGGCGAAGGCTTACCTTGCTAATGAGACAGACTTGTCTAAGCTAGAAGTGGCCGACAAGGAGGATAGAGTCGTCCAGAAGTCCTTCGGAATCACTCTGGAGGCATTTATACCTAGCCCCATGTACAAGATCACTTCCACGGGTAAAATCGAAGAGTTCAACGCTGAGGTGGGATTCAAGGAAAAAGTTGATTAAAAATACTTGCAGCGGGTCTAAATAAGAAAGGAGAATGTTATGAAAGCCATAACCAACGAAAGCCTTCAATCCTTTAATATATTTCTGTCCTACCCCAGTGGGGTTAAGTCGGTGTATATTAAGCCAAAAGAAACACTCGTCGTACCAGCCCCAGCCGTTACCGATCAGGTAGAGCTTATGGCTAGAAGACGAATCCTAAAAATAAGAGAAGCATAGGAGAATAAGACATGCCTAATTTTGTAAGCCCTGGTGTTTATGTAATAGAAAAGGACCTGAGTGACTACCCCACCTCAGTAAACCCTTCTGTCGTTGGCCTTGTAGGCTTCGCTGACAGAGGGCCAATGGATAAAGCCACTCTAATCACAAACCAAAACCAGCTTGTGAGAGAGTTCGGTCCTCCTAGTGAGGATATCCATGGTCAAGCTCTTGAGGGTGCCTTGGAGATTTTAGAGTCTGTAAACTCTCTCTACATGGTTAGATGTGGTGACGGCACTGAGGTTGAAGCTAGTGCTGCAATCTCTCTCGGTGCTTGCCCCGCTGTCTTCATTCCTAGCAGTGTCCTTACAGCTTCGTCCTTCAACCTTAACCTAAATGTTTCTAACAATGCAGGTGCTGCACAGTACACTCAATCTAAGACCTACACCATTACATCTTCCACAAACGATTTAAGCTCTAGAATGCTTACAACCATTGGTGGAGACTTTGACGGCAATAAGGTTTCTGTTGTTCCTTCTGGGGCTGGCGTGTACATTGTGGGCGCTTTCGCTGGATCTGGAGCCGCGATTGAAGTATCTGCTGGTCAAACCACAGGTTCTGGTCTTTCCATTGTACATTATGTGGACACTGATGGATTACATACTGCTCCTGGCGCATCTGAATTCCAAGTTACAGGAAAAGGAAGTACCCTGGATCCTGCTAACGAGCTTCACATAGAGTCCAAGTACAAAGGTGCAGGTTATAACTACGGAACAGCCACTGATGGGGATCTTACTGGAGTTTCCATAGATGTAGACGCTGTAGGAGGTAAGCACGCCTTCCTTAGAGTTCAAGATGAAGGTAGCCAAGTCGAGGATTACAAGATAACCTTGGTATCAGGAACTAGCTTCTTCGAGGATCAGATTCTTGCAACTGATGTTGACAACAAGTCTGAGTACATTAAGGGTTACATTAAATTAAACGGCACTAACATTACTGCTGTTGGACTTGCAGACTTTGCGGAGCCTGTTGCTGCTCTAGATGCCACTGTTACCTCTGTCGTAGTCACTGGGCCAAACAGTTCCAACACTCTTGCAAAGGATACAGCAGGCAACCCACTATTCATTAAGCCTCTTGAGGGACTATATGGTCTCGCTGGTGGCGATAGTGGTATCCCCGCTTCTACCGATACTGACGGCATCGCTGATGCTCTAATAGGTGACAGCACTACTGAGCCAAAGACAGGAATTCAAGCTCTAGATGATGACCTTCTCAACATCTCAATGGCTGCTATCCCTGGTGTTAGTGATCAAAATGTTCAGAACGCTCTAGTAACTTTAGCAGAGCAAACTCAAAACTTCCTTGCAGTTCTTTCTCCTCCCTACAGCGTGGGTCGAGTTCAGGATGCAATCGATTGGACTAATGGTCTAGCTACCTCTAGAACTGCTGCTCTAAACAGTAGCTACGCTGCCGTGTACTGGCCTTGGGTTAAGACCTTCAGCCAGTTTGATGGTAAGGATAGATGGTATGATCCTGCTATCTTTGCAATCAGACAGATGGGCTTCACTGATGAAGTAGCTGACGCTTGGTTTGCTCCTGCTGGATTCGTAAGAGGTAGACTTACCAAGCCTACCGATGTCGAGGTTCGAGTTGGACAGGGTGACAGAGATGCAATGTACAGCGGTGGCAATGTTGTCAACCCTATTGTTAACTTCCCACAGCAAGGCATTACAATCTTCGGTCAAAGAACCACTCAAAGAGCCGCTACTGCGCTTGATAGAGTAAATGTCCGTAGACTAATGATTGTTGTTCGCAAGTCTCTCCTACAGTCTACACGACAGTTTGTCTTCGAGCCTAACGACGCAGTTACCTGGGAAAGAATAACCAACACTGTTGAGCCTCTCCTTGACGAGATTCGTCGCCGCAGAGGAATCACTGAGTTCCGTGTGGTTTGTGATGAAACTACAAACACCCCAGTAAGGGTAGATAGAAATGAGCTTTGGTGTAAGGTTCTCATCAAGCCAACCAAGAGTGCAGAGATCATTGTCTTTGAACTTAACCTGACTAACCAGTCTGCAAGCCTTAACTAAGGAGTAAAAAATGGCCTTTAGATCTTCATATTTTGCAAATAACCTAAACAGAAACCTTGATGAATCAAATGGTTTGCCTGTTATTTCTCAGAACCTTGATGCCGTAAGACAGTATCAGTTTGAGGTTACCTTCAACCCTCCCCCTGGTGTGACTGCCATCGGAGCGTTCTCCAAGCCTCTAACTATAGCTTGTAAGAAAGTAGGTGCTCTCGGAATGGCGGTCAAGCCTATCGAGGTCAGAAGAGTTAACGATGTTGTCAACTACCCTGGTCAAGTTTCTTATCAGGAAGTTGAGTTTACCTTCGATAACCTTCTTGTATCCAAGACGGGTAAGCAGCTTTACGATTTCATGACAACTGTTTTTGATCCTACCACAGGTGAGTACGGCACTGCATTCAACGCTGCTGGTCTCAACTCAATCAAGTCTAACATCGAAGTTTACAAGCTTGATGGTAAAGGTGATATTCAACAGGTTATCAAGCTTAAGGGCGCATTCCCCACAAGCTTCATGCAGAGCGAAGCTGCCTACAATGGTCAAGACTTCGACACCTGCACTATGAAGTTTAAGTACGACTACCTTATAGTTGAAGGCGATCCCACTGCCTGACATATTCTAGAATCGATTAGACCCAACCCAGCTAATGTTGGGTTGGGTTTTTTCATATAATGATATAATGAAGTTCGCCAAGTTACTACTGGAAAGCTACGGTAAGCTCTACGAGCAAGATCAAAAAGGTTTTGTTGTGGTGTTCAGCACCGCTAGGGGGCTTCAACAGGGAGCTACTCAAGAGCTAACACCTCCTAATGGAGGAAGCACAGCCATTGTAGGAAGGAGCCAACAAGAGGGAAATCCTTATGTTAAGGGTGGCCCTTTCGGAGGCGGGCAGAGAAGTCTAGGCGCTCTCAGTCCTGAAGATAAAGAGAGGCTGAACAACTGGTGGGCAGGTAAAGAAGATCCTAACCAAAAAGATGCTAACCAAGAGGAGCAACCACAGGATCAAGAACAGGTGGAGCAGCAGGATCCTTTCGCATTCATAGACGAGGATCCTATGTTCGAGAAGCTAAAGCAGGTAGATCGAGATAGATTGAAAAAGTTAGAGGCAGCCATACCTGGGACAGTTGGAATGTACAAAGAGATTTATGAGAACTCATTAAAAGTTCTTGAAGGCTACACTGGCCCAACCAGAGGTGGAGAAGCTGCCCTTAGTGAGGATACTCTTTATCAAAAGGTATTTGGTGGTAAGAGTAGAGGTTCCTTAGCGTATTCCTTGGAGCGTGAGATAGATGCTAACGCAGTAAAAATTGATAGAACCAAAAGCGTAGCGTTCGCATTAGATCCTATTGAGATTAGTGAGTTGTCAGGATCAATAGAAATGATGAGAGATTTCTCTAACGCATTTGCACAATCATCGGAGTGTAACAGTGATAATGTGGATCTTTATGAGAAAGTAAACGATAGAGTAAGAAAAAGTCCTGACACTTCTGCTGTAGACAAAGCATCTACTTTCTTTTTCTCAACTCCTCTTGACGATAAACGCTTTGGCATAAGCCTCAATGTCGCAGAACAAAATCCTATAAACCTAATGGCTTCTCGTTATAACGATAATATTAGGAACTGTGAAGGGTTAGAGGATCCAGAAAGGTATACCATACCTGAGAAAGCGATTGAAGCTAACTGGTCTAGTGACTCAGGTAACATAGGAAACAAAGTAAAGGACGCTAGTGAGCAAGTTAAACTAGCAGCTTACTACGCATACATAGGCGATAAGAAAGCAGCAGCAGAAGAGATTCAATCGCTTCAATCTAAATTTGGAAAAGATATCTTTGAGGCACTTAAGATGAGTCGCGCTGTAAAAGATGGAGAGCAGGCACTGTATGAAGGTTATCAAGAAACCATGGACTCTCTGTCTGAAATGGGTATAGCTTCGCCTGGGGACATCAAGAAGTTTGTTGCTGGTCCACTAAAGAATTTCTTCCTAGAGTCCATGGACTTCCTGATTAAAGTAAAGCCCGATCACGCTGCAAGAGTAGGTGGTGGAAGTGTAGGTAAGGGGGACAAGTCTGATGTAGACTATGTGTGGAACAGCCCAAGGGATTTAGGCATGGAAGGAATCGAGCTTGAAGAAGTCAAATTTGAAGATCTTGATAAAGACATGCAGAAAGAAATTCGTAGGAAGGGCGGTGACATTCAAGCAACCTACTACCAGCTACCAGAGTCCTTGAAGACTTATATCAAGGAGGGGGATGTTAAGGTAGGTGATTCTTATAGAACAAGTAAAGAAGCTGAAAGACTTCTAGGTGAAGGCCCTGAATCTGCTCACGGAGACGCAGTTTGGGACATGCTTTTAGAGGGTAGGTCTGACCAAGAAAAACAAACAGACATTGCTGAGGGTAAAAAGGTTCTGAGAGAACTTAAGACCACATCAGACAGTGTAAGAAAGTTACTAGGCCCATTAACTACTCCCTCATACAAAAGCAGAGAACAAGCCAGAAAGTTTATTTCTTCACAAGTTACTGAGATAATGGGTACGATCCCTGGGAAGAAGAAGTTCATTGAAGGGATTATGAAGGAGTGGGAAAAGAATGGAAGTGAAAAAGCTATCGGACTTCTTGATAGAGAAGTACAAATGATGACATTTAACAAGTACATCAAACGGGATAGAAGTGGAAAGGTAAACAAAGAAAAAAGTAGGTCAGGGTTACTAGCTATTGCAGCAATGCAAGCGTCTATGGGAGTAGATACAACTAAGACTAAGAAGAACTGTATGTCCACTATACACATCCTTTCTACAGGAAATACCTATAGGGAGAAACAAAACTCTTTAATTGTTAATCCTCTAAAGGAATTGCTTGATCCTAAAAGCAGTAGAACTCTAAGCTACATGGGAGAGTCCGTCATAAGAGTTAGTAATGACGGATCCATGGAGTTCAAGGCTGACAAAGGTAGATGTGCAGGAATGGGTAAGGTTAATACAAATAACCTTACCCCTGAGTCTCAAGAGTCTAAGAAGAAGAACTGATTGTGTATCTTAAGAAGGTCATCCATGTATAACATGATGTACTCTATACCTTCTTTACTTGTTAATGTACTATATGAATCAGTATAGTTTATTATTTCTTCTTTATACCTAAGTATTGATATGATAGGCTGCCGATCCTGGGCCATAAAAAGAATCGGTGCTTTATCTGCGGCGGCTGCGTCTCTCTCCATATGCTCGATCCACTCCCAAAGTTTTGATTGAAAATCTAACATGGAGTTGAAGCCGAGGTTGTTATACCCCTTCTTGCATTCTATAATGTATGCAAATGCTTGAGGAGTGATAAGATCTCCCTGGATTTGTAGATGTTTCGGTAGCGTATGTGTCGTTGCGAAAGCTCCTGATCCTGGGGT